AACAGCGGAAGCACTGGTGGAGCTGCTGGAGGCTCAAGAGCTATCGTAATGAAAACACCAACAATTAAAAATGTTGGAACACGACCACCAGATAACCTGAGACTATCTACTCATATTCAGCTTTCATTTGTTTCTACGCACGCAGCAGCTGATCACTGTGCGGTTAGTGGACCAAATTCGGAAAGAATTGTTCAGAATCTACAACTGTTGGCTCAGAATTGCCTCGAGAAAATCAAAGTCAAATATCCTGATATGAAAGTATCTTCGGGATACAGAAACTATGTTCCTGCAGGTGGTGCAACAAAATCACAGCACTTATTAGGACAGGCAGCAGATATGCAGTTTAACTGTTCAGCAAGACAGTATTATGAGATCGCGAAATGGATCAAAGATAATGTTCCATATGACCAATTACTTTTGGAGTATAAGAACTTTGGAACAAAGAATCCTTGGATTCATATCTCGTTTAAACCAACGGGAAACAAAAATGAAGTTATGACTTTCTTTAATCACAAGAAGCATTCTTCTGGACTGGTAAACCTAAGACCGAATGGATAAAAAAGAGGGGACATTTCTGCCCCCTCTTCACTCCAGCGATGGAGATTTTATCAGAAGCTGTGGTTAAGTGCCACAGCAACAGCATCGGAACGAGTAGTACCAGATGTGCGATAATACTTCACACCAACAGTATTACCAGATCCAATATCATATCCAAGTCCACCTTCTAGGCGATCTTCATCAAGACGACGAGTTGCCTTGAATGCTTCGCGATGACGATAACCGATGGTGGCTGAGACTGGACCATACACTGTGCGCGATGCCTTTGCACCAGCACCCCAGAAAGTATAGTCGTCACCCTGCTTCAGAGCCTGACCGACTTCAGCATACGCGAGCGTATGAAAGCCAAGAACGTCAGGGAGAGCTGGACCAACCTTAGCTGAGATCTTTGAATCAAGTGCACCAGCATGAGCTGCTTGTTTTACTTGAATTTCTGCACCATAGGTGAGAAAGGAATTCAAAGGCGCATTATACTGTACGTCATATTCTGTCGAATCAGTTGCACCATTGCGTACATCAGAAAAACGTGCTTCAGCAGTAATAGTTCCTGCTGTTCCTGCCATAGCAGGAGTAGAAACAATAACAACAGCAGCTGCGGTTAGAGCAAAAATTGTCTTCATCATAGATTAATTACTTTCTTTAATTGAGTTTCTTTTTGAGTTCGGAAACAACACCATTCCAGTATTCTTTCGCCCATTTAGATTGAGAATTATTCAATGCTTGATATGCGTTATTAATTCTCTTTAGAGTCACCATTTCACTTTGCATCTTTAATCCTTTTTCGCAATTCACTAGTACTGAGATTGTGGTTGCGGCTATTATAGTAGACATAGATAGGAAGATCAGATCCTGTAAATTCTTTGTCCACATAATCTTCCCCAATAATCCTAACGTCGATGTTCATCGTGCTTAGCAGCGTCAGAAGATCTTGTTCAGTTTCATAGGGGATGATCTCATTGACAACACTCAGTGCCTTTAGCTGAACGTAGCGCTCAAAGACACTTTGTATTGGTCTATTCTTTGTAACTGGTCGATCAATGGTAGGGTCTGTATGCAACCCAACAATCAGATAATCACATTGCTCGGCAGCCTCTTGTAGCATCAGCACATGACCAGCATGCAGAAGATCGAAAGCACCAGCAGTAAAACCAATTTGCATTTTCATAATTTACTTATCAGCCTGTCTTGTCAAATACATTTGACGTATTGTCTTGGGGTTGAAAAACTTGACCACATTGGCAAGGACAATATCATCATCAAATTGCTTACAGCTGAAGATGTCAATATAACCTTCTTGAGTATAATCATTGAAATGGGCAACGATGTTTGAAGTCTCAATAAACTGTAAAACAGTCCAACCTTCGAGGTGTTCAACACCGTGACCAAAATGAATAATTTGTGGTTCGCCGTAAGGCACCATGTCTATATCGACAACCAGTTCCTTTACCCATTTTTCTAGGATCTCGGGATTTGTGATTGCTTCTTTATCACACTGAGCGCAATCAAGTAGCAAATGATAGCCCCAATAACCGCTAGTAGTCCTGATCATCTTCGTATAATTCCTCTATGTTTTTTTTCCGTAGAGCATTATTTATTCTCTTCTCATAGCGTTGATTATACTTTTCTTTGATCGCTTTAAACTGCCCATCGGCTTCATCGTCATATGTTGTATAAAAATTATTACGACGATAATCGTTACGACTGTGTGCCATTGTTAGTCTTCTGAGTCCTCGTCATCGGATGAGCCATGTACTCTCTTTATGTGCTGGGCTAGAGGTCCTGGCAAAAATAGCTTGTCCTCGTTTGAAGATTCGCAGCCAAAAGGGCAAGGGATTGCTCGGTCGCGACCTGACCGCCCATCCTTTTTTGGCTCCCCATCCTCCTCGACAATACTAACCTGATTGCTTTCAGGCAGAAGTCCAGGGAATGTTTTGGCAACAAGATCATAGGTGATACCCTTGTACGGCATCGTCTTGTCCTTTATTGCTAGGAGAAGGTCGGCGTCATTCGGATCAAGTGCCTCGAGCAGCTGAACGAATAGAGTTTCGCGACGAAGCTGATGCATCGGCGGAGCAAGTCCCTCGATAAACAGATACAGCTTCTTTGCTTCGCGGTAAAGAGTTCCCTGAGCATCAACACTCTTTTCGAGCTTTGTGAAATTAGGTGCGCCGTCAGGAAGAACAAACTTAACTTCCGGATGGAAGCAAGCGTGTAGGATTTGAATCAATGCCTTATTGTTTGCACATGTGCCAAGAGCATCCTGTCGTTCCTGAATATTTTTAATCTTGGAGATCTCAGAAAGAATCTCAGAAATACCCATGGTATTATTTGCCATTTTCATTCGCCTTTAGATATTGTTTGAATTCATTAACAACACCAATAAACCTGCGTAGAACTTCATCGCCATTTGCTTTTTTTACGCTGTATATGTTGTCACCTCTATATAGCAAAGCGTATAACTTGGCTGCTTCAGCTTGTTCTTGAGAAGTCATTATTAAAAATCTCCAATAGAATCTTGAAGGTTCTTCAGCTTGTATTCAATAAAGTAATTGAATAGCTTGCTCTTGTCGCCATATTCCTGACTGTCAAACTGCTCAAGCACCTGAGCCTCGATATAGTCAGGAATGCAGTCAAAGTCAATCAACTGCTTATTGCGATAGAAGTTACGCTTGGTGTTTTCGTCAACATCATTAGGATCGTATGAGATCTGTTCAATGCGCTTGGCAGTAACAGGCTTCTGACGCAGACCCATGACAAAGGTATTATCAGGGGAAAGGCAATTGGGGATACCATCGCCAGCGTCACCCTTGATGATATGTTCCATCAGGTATCGCTCTGGGTAGGAACAATAAAGTTCCTTCTTGGTCAGAGGGCTATACTGAGTAACAAGAGGGTACTTCTGAAGCTGCTGATAATCCTTATCGCTCGATGCGATCATGATGCCTTCAGCATGGTAGTGCTTGGTAAGAACTGCGACGATGTCATCAGCCTCGGCTGTCGGCACCTGAATAACCTTGTATGGGAAGTTCTCGCGCAACTCAATCTTAAACTTGTCGAGAGCCTTGAAGATGGCATTCCAGTCAATGTCGGACTCTTCACGAGCCTTCTTACGATGAGCCTTGTAGTAAGGGAAGATATCCTTACGCCAGTAGTTCTTATCGTCACAAGCGATGACCACGTTACCGTGACCCTTGTACTTATTGAGGATAGTGCGAATGCTGTTAAGAAGAATATGACGAAGGAGTTCCTCGTCAATATCAACTTTCTTCTGACTACCAATCTGCGCGAACACAGATGAGATCAGGAACTGGGACAGGTCAATAATAATCATTTCGAGAGCCTTTTTTGATTGCCTTATTACTCATAATAACTCGAAAAGGAAAATAAAGCAAGCACTTTATTCATCATTGGCTGGTATAGGATCTTCGTCTGGTTGCAGCACAAACCGATAGCCACCTTCATATTCTTCAATGACAATGCCTTGGTCTTCCATAAACTGCTGAGCCATGTCCTGGAATGGATGCCACTGGTCGACACATTTCATAACCAGACCCTTGTACGCTTCAAAGAAGAAAATCATCTCGGCGCTATACTCAATCTTCCTTACGTCTAGATCGTAGAATTCTTGAAGAGCGTTGATTATCTCGTTAGCAGTTTCGGTGCAAATTTCGTGAATGTTTTCATCATCATCGATATCGACTCGATCAATCTTTTCTTTCATCTTTGATGTGAAGTCAATTATATTGTCGCTCATTGCCAAGTAATTTTCTTTTCTGCTAGACTAAGAGAAGCCATGATCTCATCAGCTTCATCTTCATCAAGTTCTTCAATGGCAATAGGTTCTGCTTCTTCAAACAGGGAGCCATCCTTGAGCTTCTCTACGAACACAGCGAGTAGTTCTTCCATTTCTTCAGGCTTTCCATCGAAATCCTCAAAGAACTTATCACCAAAATGCACAGTGATCTCTTCACCAGAGTCAGTCTTGATCTTCATTATACCACCTTCAATAAAATTGTATCACCATTGATACGTCCATTCAATTTAGTATCCGCAGTTTTAATAGCTGGAAGGAAGCCACGAAGCGCAACCTTGCCTTGAATAAAGAAACTCTTAAGCTGTTCCTCTGGCTTACGTAGCTTTTTGCTGACAGACAACTCAGGATCAAATCCAGTCAGAGTTGTACCCTTGAAGGAGAAACCCTTGGGTGCGTTTGAGTTGTAGACACCCAGAGTTCGGTACTTGGTGTTATACACCCACAGCTGTGTGGCACCGACAACCTTCTGAGGATCAACCGAAGCCAGCTTCAGAGCAGCGTCAGCAGCCTGATACTTGACGTTCTTAACCACATCGGCTGAGGTCTTCAGCTTGATTGCTCGAGGCTTTTGAACCTTGACAGCTTTCTTGTTGTTCAGATAGCGATCGCAGTCGGAGATAATCCCAGAGAACACCTTCTGCCAGAACTTCAGTTTCTTGCCGTAGGCTTCTTTGACCTGCTCGTCATCAAGGAAAACTTCCTCCATCATAGGCAGATAGAAAGCTCGAACAGCGGACGCAGCCTGAGCAGTGGCCATCTTCTTGGTAAGAAAGTCATACATACCAAACTCAGGATTCAGATCAAGCTGCTCTTCAGCGTCTGAGATGAGATTGTTGATCGCTCGCTTGGTGCGATCCTGAATGCTGATGACATTGCTATTGGTCTTAGGAACATCCTGCTTGATGCCATACAGAGCGTTTTGCTTTAGATTCTCATTGAATCGTTCCATCATGGAGTCAGGAATGGTCGAGCCATTCATGGCCATGCGAGCAATCCAGCACTGTGTTCCGTTAGTGCGCCAGTCAGGTGCGCTACGGATTTCACGAATCAGCTGAGCAGGGCGATTGTCCTTCTTGAGGAACTCAAGCAACCACTGCTTGCCCTTGCTGATATCAAACATGTAATTATACCAGTTAAATGCCACAGTAAACTGGCCATTGGTCGGCGTTCCCTTGATGATAGGTTCATCGCCATAGTGCTTCTGGTCAAAACTTTTGACCTGCGAGCGAGTCTTTGTCTTCAGTTTCTTGGCAATCGCCATGGTAGTCTCCAAAAAATAAAAGGAAGAGAAGTCAGTCCACTTAGGGAATTTACAGAGCGAGGCTCAACCCAATTTACGAAAGACCATTCGGGACTTCTCTTCAAGTTATAATTCACTATAACCTATTTTTTCAAATAAGTCAAGCATTATTTTGCACGATTGAGCGAAGTCAGATCTGCGCAATAGGAAGCACCATGATACTTCACCACAACCTGTTGCTGAACAAGGCAGAATTCGTCCTTATGCATGGCATCAGCATCTGCTAGAAAAATCAGAGTTATAATAAACCCGAACACCACCACAAAGAAAATTGGCAACCCGAAGTCAGACAAAAAATTACCGATAGACTTAATCATTTCAAAACTCCAAAAAGTAGGATAAGGACAATGAACCCATTGACTGTGATCAGAGCCTTATCCTTCATTACAAAAGCAGCGTATCCCCAGATACCTGCACCGACAATCGACAGAAGAAGATCTGCCGTATGTAAATCAAATGCTCGACACGTGGCTGCAGCAATTACGCAACCAGTGCCGATCCATTTTAAAATTTCAAACATTCTTAGTATGCCTTCCAGCCAGAGATTGGCGAATAGGTAAAGATCAACGATCCATCGCGCAGAACAGTGCACTCAAGACCAGAAGCCTCAGCGTTAACCTGAGCGATATCAACACTTTCGCCCGTATACACCGTGGTTCCAAAGTTAGTCAAAACAGTCTGGTAGATCTCAGTCATTTCTTTCTCCTCAGCTTATAAACCACTATAACCTAGTTTTTAAAATAAGTCAAGCACTTTTATGCTCGACCCATTTATGAAACAGACCGACCTCGCGCCCGAAGGCTTCGACCTCCCAAGGGCTGTCAAAATATTGGTGTTCCTTACCCTTGGGCTTCCAGATCTCGCCCATCCAACGGCTGGTCATTTTGAGACCACCACGAGTAGGAACCATAATTCCGCTTTGAAGCTGGTTCTTGGCGTACTGGCGGACATGGACCATCTCGTGACCGAGGGTCTTGATCATCTCATTGATGTCCTGCTTTTTGAGACCGATGGTGAACCAACGAGGGTTTCTGACACCGTCCTCGTTAATACACTCGCCATCAACGGGCGAGCGATTGCTGACCTCGATGTCGAGGGTGAGGCGGCGAACCATCCTAGGATCCATTAGCTGGGCTGCGAAAAAATTCGCCGCCTCGGTGAGCTCTGCCTTGAGCTTTTTGCTGGTGGTGCCTGTAATCGTGATGTTCATATCGATCTCCTTATTCTCACTATAACCTAGTTTTGAAAAAAAAGCAAGGACTATTTTTCAAAATCAAAAGTTTTTGCACGTTTGAAGGATCCCTTGCCTTTTTTGGCAGGGACGACCTTGGGCTTGTTCACACGGAAACAAACTCGAGCGATCGGATTTCGGGGGGAAGGTATCTTTCTCATATTTTCACTTTACCCTAGTTTTGAAAATAAAGCAAGCGTTTTTTTAATCGCCAGTATGACCTCTGAAAGTTTCTTGCTGTATTTATATAAATAAAAGAAACTCCGGAGGATACATGGCGCAAGCATCACCGAAGCAGAAAGAGATTTATTTCTCAGATTTTCTGTTCGACTTTAAGAAAAATCCGCATACTCATGATCTTGTTCGCGTCACGAATGAGCAGTCTGTTATCAACTCTCTTAAGAAGATTATTAATACCAATCACTACGAAGTGCCATATGCTCCATTCTTTGGTGCTAATATTAGTCGTTATCTTTTTGAGCCATTTACATCAACAACAGAATATCAAATTAAAACAGATATTAAGTTTGCTATTGAGCAATACGAGCCAAGAGTTGAGATTATCGATTTGGTTGTAAATGGTATGCCAGATGATAACTCTATCAATATAACCCTTACTTTTTCCATTATAAATAATCCAGCGCCGATAACTATAACAACAACACTCATCAGGATTCGATAATGGCAAATAATACTCTTGCTGTAACCAATTTGGATTATACTGGACTCAAACAGAGTTTAGTCGCGTTCATGCGCAATTATCCACAGTTTAAAGATTATGACTTTGAGGGATCGAATCTTAGCACTCTGATTGATCTGATGTCATACAATACATACATCAATTCATTTTACACCAACATGGCGATCAACGAAATGTTCCTTGATACAGCTGTGTTAAGAGACTCTGTTGTAAGTCATGCCAAAGATCTAAACTATCTGCCTCGCTCGGCACGGTCATCAGTTGGCTATATCGATATTCAGATCACTCCTAATGATAATCCTCCATATATCGCTATTCCTGCAGGCACAAAGTTTCAAGGCACAGATGGAACTGGAGTCTACACATTCTCATCGGTTTCTAATACGATCATTACTCCTGTCAGTAACACTTATATCTCTGTAAATGTTGCTATTCAAGAGGGTGTTTCTCTGTCAGAAACATTCATCGTTAACAATGCCATTCAAGATCAAAGATATATGATCTCAAATCCAAACATCGACACAACCACACTTGTGGTAACTGTAACGAATGATCTTGGCACTGCAGAAACATGGAAATATTATCAGACTCTGTTTGACGTAAAGACAACTACCAAGGCATATTTCCTACAGGCTACATCTGACAAATATGAAATTGTGTTTGGCGATGGTGTAACAGGTGCTGCACCTCTAAATGGTGCCCGAGTTGTTGCGAAATATGTTGCTGGCAATCTAGACAAACCAAATGGTATTACATCATACAAACCAGCAGGAACACTTAGTGGTTATGCAAGTGCTAGTATTACTCCGACATATTATTCTAATGGCTCGCCAAAAGCAGCCTCTGGTGGTATGTCCCCTGAAACAATCAAGTCTATTCGTTTAAATGCACCAAGAGCATATCAAACTCTAGAGCGTGCCATTACAGCTGAAGATTATCGCAATATTCTTTTTGCAGAATATACTGAAATTCGCGATATCTTTGTATATGGCGGTGATCAGATCGATCCACCAGAATATGGAAGAGTATATATCGCTGTTGATCTGACAAATGCTGTTGGTCTTTCTAATCTCGAAAAAACTAAAATTCAATCATACATCTCCACAAGAGCACCAATGACAATCACACCAGTTGTTATTGAAGCAGATTATACTCTTGTTGGTATTAAATCTGCAGTCAATTTTAATCTTAATCAATCAAGTCTTGCTGCGAGTGATGTGCAATCTAAAATAATTGCAGCCATGGAAACATATAATACTGCAAGTCTTCACAAATTTAACGCAAGATTCCGCTACAGTCAGCTGCTTGCTGCTATTGATGGCGCAGACACTGCTATTGTTGATAACGAAACTTCAACAACACTGATCAAGCATATGATTCCTACTGTAAATTCTAACTTCTCAACAGCTCTGAAGTATCAGAATGGCATCAATCCAGGAAGCATCACTTCAACTGCCTTTACATATGGTGGGCTTGAGTGTTCTATTGTTGATGACAGCTACGGCAATCTGAAGATTAGCTCTACTGTAAACGGTGTCCAAACACCTCTTGTTATTATCGGCACAGTAAATTATACTACTGGTATTGTCAATATCGTTAATTTAAATGTATCCGCTTATGTTGGTAATTATATCTCTGTATATACAACACCAACTAACCATGACTTTAACTCTTCTCAAAATATTATTATGGAAATTGATTTTGATAACGTAGCAGTTACTGTCGAAGGAATTAGAATCTAATGGAATTTGACAAGTATATATCTAATCTTGTTGCCCAGCAGTTTCCCTCTTTCTATCACGCAGAGGGAGACAATTTCATTGCATTCGTCAAAGCATATTACGAATGGATGGAACAGGAGGGATATACATTAAACGCAAGCAAGAGTCTGCTTGGCTATAAGGACATCGATAATACAATTGATGAATTCCTTGACAATTTCAAAAATGAATTTCTAACCAACTTCCCTGCCATTACTGCTGCAAACAAGCGTTTTATGGTAAAGCACATCAAGGATTTCTATCAGGCAAAGGGCAGCGATCGCGGTATGAAACTGCTGTTTCGTCTGCTGTTTGATGATGATATTGAAATCTACGATCCAGGAACAGATATCCTTCGCGCATCCGATGGTGTGTGGAGACTACCACGTTATATTGAAATTGAACACAATCTTAGATCAAGAACATTCATTAATCAGCAAATAACAGGTTCTAGATCTAATGCTACTGCATTCGTTGAGTCCGTTCATACCAAGGTGATCAATCAGAGATTGATTGATGTTATGACAATCAGTAATGTTGAAGGCAAATTTCTTTTTAATGAATTGGTTACAAATGATGGTGATCTGTTTAATGCGCCAAAGGTTATTGGTTCGTTAACAGCAATCAACGTCACAGATGGTGGAGCCAACAATAAAATTGGTGATGTGTTCGAGGTATATGCATCAACTAATGGTAAAAGAGGTAAGGCGCGAATCACTGCTGTTGAAGATGGAACAGGAAGAGTTTCTTTCAATCTAGTTGATGGCGGAACTGGTTTCACAACTTCAGGCGATCGGGTACATATTTCAACTAAGGTTCTGAATACAACGAATCGAGTAGCATCATCAGGAACACCTGATTATACTATATATGACACCGTAAGTCAACCCCTAAATTCAATTTATTTTACTATATCCACACCTACAGTAACAAATACTGCAACTTTATATCAGTCTCAGGTTGTTGGTTGGGCTGCTGGTAGTGTTGTTGCCAATGGCTTTATTGTTTCCACTTCAGCAGCAAACACTGTTATCATCAACGTCACAAATGGTGATTTTGCCACTGCCACATCGATCGGCACACCTGCTAATGCTGTGCTGTTTACTGGATACACCTCGACCAATGTGACTGCTTATGGTACGGTGACAGGATCGAATGGTAGTGCTGTTGGTCTACATAGCATAAACAACACATTTTATTCTAATGGTGCTATGATCACAAGTAGTGCCAATCTGGTTGCCAATGTAACTAGTATTTCCACAGGTGCTGGCGCTAACTTTCAGATTGGTTCTCTTTCTGATACTGAGGTTGTATATCTATTCACTGACTTTATTGGTGGTAACAACGTCAATTATGTACCATACTCAAGTATGATTGTTTCCGGAGGCAATTCTAATACTGGATTACTTCTTGGGACACAGAGCATTACTGCTAACAGTGGCACAAACCTTGTTACTGGTGTTGGTGGAACAGTGTTCTTAACTGAAATTTCTGTTGGTTCTGGTTTATACAAATATCCAGGAAACACATATCTTGGCACAGTTAACAACGTAATCAGCGACACAAGTCTTAGACTCGCGAACGTTGCCAAAGCAAACTGTGTTACATCTGCATTTTATTATAATGTAAATCAATATGGATTTCCTAAGAATTATACAGCTGGGTATAATAGTATCATCAATGATGCTCTGACTTCTGGTCCATTTACAATCGGAACAATTGCTTCTCTCTCATCAATTAACCCAGGAACTAACTATAATGTTAATCCGTTCGTTCTTGTCAGAAATGACTATATTGCTGGATTTGGTAGACGAAACGTCATCCTTCAGGTGCAGAATCCTATAGGATTGTTTGCAGTTGGTGATACACTGACACAGTCGATACCAATAACACAGACTACTCTTACGTTTAATGCCAACACTGGTGCATTTACCAATGGTGAAGGTATTACACAGATTCGTAGCGGAACAAATGCTTATGCTACGATTCTTAGTGTTGTGGGTGGCACAATTACATTGACTTCAGACAGAGGAACATTCTATGGCAATACAGCTGGTGGCGGAGCTCTGGTTGGTATTACCTCAGGTGCATCCGCGAACTGCACAAGTGTTGGGACTGCAGCGTCAACATCAGTGTCAAAGGGAACTATTCTAAGTCTCCCGAACACAAGCATCATTGAGGTTAAGAGAAGCTCATTTAATGTTTCTTATCAAATAGGAAGCACAGTTACAGCATCAAGTGGCGGCACCGCTACAGTCTTAGATTCATATCAAAACACCACATCTCAGGCAATGGGTAATAACGCTATTGTTACTGATATTGTTACAACTGCTAGAGGTATCGCCACACAGCTAGAGATTATCAGCTCAGGATTTGGCCACCAGCCTAACGATACTATTCAGCTAAACAATGCCAATAATATCTTTGCGATTACTGGTAATGCAAATGTAACGAATCAGGGTATCGGTGAAGGATATTGGGAAAATACTCGTGGTATGCTCAATTCAAATAAATACATCTCTGATGGGGATTATTATCAGTCGTTCTCATATGAAATTCAGTCGCGACTGTCAATAGATAAATATGCTGATATATTAAAACAATTGGCGCATGTCGTCGGAACAAAAATGTATGGTAAAGTGCTTATTGGATCTGCTAAAATTAAGTCATTCTCGTTATCTCCTGTGACGATTGAGTTTGTTACTAATCCAATATATACTAGAACTAATACGCTACTTGTTGACCGAGCTGGCAATGCGATCGAAGAAAGAGGACTTATTTAATGGCTAATACTTTCATTTACCAGATGACAGACACTTGGGCGAATGCTGCCCAAGAATTTGTCGCTATCAATATGAATGTTACTGATACTGCATCCACCGCAAACTCTGCGCTGTTAAATCTTGCAGTTGGTGGCGCGAACCAATTTACAGTGTATAAAACAGGAGATGTTTTTGCTTCTGGTGGTCTTGGTGCCAATACAGTATATACGAACACCGTCAAGGACGGTATCATTATCGATTACGATCCAGTTTTGACTACGGGTCGTATTATGGTTGGCGCAAACGATACCTTTGTTTTTTATTCAGGTAACTCTACTGCTGTTGGCGCAAACACTGTAATGATGACAATCAGCAACACTGGTGTGACCTCAATGGGTAACACAAGTGCCAATGTGCAGCTCGGTGGTATTACGAGTGCTGGATATTCAGCAGTTGTTACTGGGTTAGGTAACTCGAACGCCTCCATCGCTATTATTGTTTCGAATGCTAACACAGGTGGTAATACCTCAGCTGACTTTGCTGCTTATGATGGTGGTGGACTATCAGGCGTAAACTTCATTGACATGGGTATTTCTGGCAACACATGGTCAAATGCATCATGGACTATTGGTGGTGCATCAGACGGATATCTATACACAGGTAATACTAACCTTTCTATTGGTACTGCTGGCGGCACGGGCTCAAATGGCTTTATTAACTTCTTCACCAACGGCACATTAATTGCAAACGAAAGAATGCGCATCACTCCAGGTGGTAACGTTGGTATTGCCAATACTGCACCTGATGCAACTTTTGCTGTTACTGGAACTGCTAATATTTCTGGTGCGGTTCGAATGGCGAGCACATTAACTGTAGCAAACACATTCACCCATACTAGTACAGCTGGTAACTACGGATCATCTACATCGGCTGCTACATATCAACTAGGTTATGGTGCTACTACGACTGGATTATTAAAGACAATCAATCTTGGCACAGGTGGTGCTGCTGGTTCAACGACTAATGTTAATATCGGCTCAACACTTTCTAATACTTTCGTTACAATCAACGCCAATACAGTATCTTATACTGGAGCACTTTCTGGTATTACTACACTAGCTGCTGGTAATACTACTATTGTTGGTATACTGGCAATCGGAACTACCGCTGCTAACTCAATTGTCAATACAACTTCTCACAGTGTTGCTAATGCTACTGCATACAGCAACGTTGGTCTTGCCACAATTCAAACGACTGCTGGTCAGATTATGGTTGGAAACCTTGCAACTACCAATGCTGTTGTTAATACTTCTGGTATGTTTGCTTTCGGTAACTCTATTAACTATATTGCTGAAACCACAGCCAATGCTACAGTTCTTGCTGGTAATGCCACTGTTTATTCGGCAATCAATGCGACTTCAATTGTCACTTCTGGTAACACTCTGATTTTTGCAGGTGGTACAGCTGCAGCTCAGGCTGCTAATGGTTGGTCTATTCTTCCTAACGGTATGAAGGCGAACTGGGGATGGATTGCTGCGAACACTACAGCTGCTAACGCAACCTTTACCAGTGCCTTTACTACAGCTTGTCTTCATGTATTCTTGACTCCAGTAAGTGCTACTGCTACTGGTCCATATTTGATTCAGCCAGCGAATACTACAGTTGCTCCTATCAGAACAACTTCAACTACTTCTGCTAACGTCGCCTACTATGCAATAGGATATTAATACATGAGTTTGTCGAGCAACGCCAATTTTACTCTGCGTCGTAATCTTTGGATTATGCAGGACAACAATGCGAATACGTATTATACGTTCGCAGCTAAATCTACACCTTGGCCAAACGATGTAAATCCACCTGATATTGATAACTCTGTTGCTACTCTTGAATTGACCATTCCTAACGAAATGCTTTTTGGTAAGCTGGTTCCTGCAGGATTTTCCAGCACAATGACAAATCGTTATAACTGGACTTCAGGAGAAATATACGATGCGTATGACGACCAAGACACTTATCTGTATTCAAAAGAATTTTTTGTTCTTACACAAGAAGCTGGTTATTACCATGTTTTCAAATGTTTAAACAACAACAATAATGCAGTATCAACTCAACAGCCTCTGACAACAGAAACAGCAGCTGATGACGTTTACTACTCCACATCTGATGGTTATCAGTGGAAGTACATGTATAGCTTTGATACAATTTCTTATGATAAATTCGCCACCTCTGCTTATATTCCTGTAGTTGCAAATACTGCTGTTGTTGGTAATGCTGTTTCAGGCGCTCTCGAAACATATAAGATTGTGTCCGCTGGCGGTAATTATAACTCATACACAAACGGTTACTTCACCGACATCGCTGTTGGTGGCAACACTCAGTACTTTGGTATTCAAGGCACAGATACAACTATTATAACTATTAGCTCGAACAACTTTACTCTTGGTGAAACAGTCACTCAGGTATATGGTGGTGTTACTGCCAATGGTGTGGTCGTTAGCCAAGCGACCGTAAATTCTTCTGCGAAGATTCTCACATTAAAGAATGTAAATAATATCTTTGCTCCTACGCTGAATACAATTACAGGTTCAACTAGCGGCCAGATATCCACAGTTTCTGATGTGACTTCTCCTGACGTTTCTTCAAACAATAACTTCTATAATGGTTGTTCTATGTATATTGCATCAGGAACAGGTGCAGGACAGGTTCAAACTATCTCGCAATATCTGGTTATCGGTAATGCTCGTAGAGTTCTTCTGGCTAATGCGTTCGCATCTCTACCTGATCTGACATCAAGATATGTTATTGCTCCAAGAGTTTCTATTACTGGAGATGGCACAGGTGCATCTGCTCTTTCGATAATTGATCCTAATACCAAACAGCTGACTGATGTTCGTGTTATCAATCGTGGTTCGGGCTATACTTATGCCAACGTTGCCATTTACGGCAATACAGGATCAACTGCCATTGCTTCGAATAATGCTGTTGTTCGCGCTATTATGTCTCCACGTGGTGGTCATGGCTACGATGTTGCTTCTGAATTAAACTCAACATATCTTTGTTATAGTGCGACCTTTGCCAATAATGAAGGTGGTAATATTCCAGGAACAGGGTCGAAATATCGTCGTGTTGGATTGATTGTCAATCCTCAGTATGCCAATGTTCTTGTTTCTTATACGAACACTTATGCAACTACATTTGCTGCTGGTCAGACTGTTACTGGGTCTTTATCTAAAGCCACAGGTATTATCAGCGCATCATATACAGCAAACACAACTATTAAGCTGGCCAATGCTGTTGGTGTGTTTAAGTCAGGTGATGTTCTTGTTTCAAACACCGTGACAGCAAGTATTAATGCTGTCACAACAACAGTTACAGGCGCACCAACGGCATTTGATGCTAGAACTATGTTGGTTTGTCCAACGTCTAGTTTAAGTGGCGGCACATTTACTGTTGGCCAAAAGATTGTTCAGACTGATGGTGGTATTGATATTGGATATGCTTATATTGAAAGCATTGATACTATCGGATCCAACAAAAATATCTATTTGACTGAGGTAAAAGGTTACTTCAATTCTTCCGATATTCCCACAAGTTCATATAAATACATTTATGATGATAGTACAAGACAAGTAAGAATTGAAGTGGATGATATTATTCGTCCAGACATTGTGCCATATAGTGGCAACATTCTTTATGTCGAGAATATCGAGCCTGTGATAAGAAATACTGCACAATCTGAAACAGTCAAACTGATTTATGGATTCAACTAAGAGGTAACAATGGGAATCGAAACCGATCTAAATGTATCGCCGTATTATGACGATGCGAACAATGCTATTAACGATAACTACCATCGTATTTTGTTTCGTCCTTCTGTCCCTGTTCAGGCTCGAGAACTCACACAACTTCAAGATATTCTACAAAATCAGGTTGAGCGTTTCGGTGATAATATCTTTACTGCAGGCACAATCATTAGAGGTTGTTCGTTCAACTACGATCTTCAGTATAACTACGTAAAGATTCTAGATCTTCGTCCTATTGACACTCAGCCAGTACAGCCATCCAGCTATCCTGGAATGATTGGTCACGAGCCGACATCAAACTTATATGCTGTTTGTGTAAATTATCAAGATGGCTACGAATCTCAGGATCCAGACCTCAAGACTCTGTATTTCAAGTATATTAACAGTGGTATCAATGGCCAGACTGCCTTTGCTTCTGGAACACAGATTACATTTTATCAAACAACTGATATTGCTACTGCAGCAGCTAACAATGGTATCAATGCATCTTTGTTTACTGATGCTGATGTTACCGTAGCTTCTGTTGCCGATTCAGTCGGCAAGGGTTATGCGATGACTGTTTCTTCTGGTGTTATTTTCCAGAAAGGTCACTTTATTCAGGTTCCTTCTTCTGAAACAGTAATTGTTTCAAAATATTCAACAACTCCAAGTAATGTTGTTGCTGGATTTTTAATCAGCGAAAACCTTGTTACTGAATATCAAGATGTCAATCTTCTGGATAATGCTACTGGATATAGCAATCTAGGTGCTCCTGGAGCTCACCGTCTGCAGCTTCTGCCTGTTCTAACATCATATGATGTGGCTGATGCTCCATCAAACAACTTCTTCTCGCTCGTTGAATGGCAAAATGGAAATATCACTCGTTCATTCCAAGAAACGCAATACAGCGTTATCGGAAACGAGATGGCTCGTCGCGAGTATGAAACAAACGGAAACTTTGTTGTTCGCCCATTCAATGTAACAATGCAAGAAGCCAACAGCACTCATAACTTTGCTGTTGTTTCTGCTGGGCTTGCTCATATTGATGGCCACAGAGTTGAGACGTTAAACAATATCAATGTTCCTGTTCGTAAAGGCACCGATACGATCATCTCTACAGGGCAAACTGTAAAAACAAGCTATGATAACTCCATTCTTCTTGGGGAATATGTTGGCTCAATTCCAACTCATGTTGGTCCAACTGTGTCTCTACGCAATGCTGCTGGTGCCAAAGTTTCGAATAACCAGTTTGGTAACGGAACTCCTGCTGGTACTGAAGTAGGAACAGCAAAAGCGATTGCTATACAACATGATCAAGGTCAGGTCGGAACTGCGACATGTCTTTGGAGACTGTATCTAACTGATATTCGTATGAATCTCGGAAAGAACTTTAGAGACATTAGAGGTGTGCACTACGCAGGGACTTCGGCTAATGCATTTGGTGACGTGGCAAGATCTATAGATGCAACTCTATCAACATCTACAAACACATATATTGCTCAGATCAATAATCCAGCAGATTCTCCCCTTGTATTTCCTATTTCTAAAAGAGGTGTAAGAAATCTTACTCAATCGAGCACGCTACCGAAATATATTTACCGTACAGTTTCAAATTCAACAATTACATACACATCTGGCCAGTCTTCATCAATCACTCTTAGCAACACCACTGTATTCCCTTATGGTGCGAATGTTACTCTGACTGAACAGCAAGAAAGATCATTGCTTGTTATTCCTTATGCTTTTAGCGGCGGAGCAACTTATGCTAACGTAACGCTGACGAAGTCTGGTAACCTAGTAATAACAAGCGGCAGTGCCAATGTTATTGCCAACGGAACAGGCACATCTACTGCGTTCAACAGTCAATATCAGATTGGAGACTTTGTTGCTGCTGGTGGTGTGATCAATCAAATTCAGAATATCTCAAACAGCACCTTTATGACAATGCAGAGAGTTTATGCTGCGACAAATGCTTCTGCTACTCACGCTAAATGTTATCCAATAAATCACCCAATCAATTTGTCTCAGCGCAACTCAAAGATTGAGATAACCGACGCTGCTGCTCAGAACATGAGAATTACTCTCATCTCGTCAAATAATCAGGCTGAAACTCTGACAGCAAATATGTCAATTTCAGTCACTCACAATGCCAAACAGCCTGCAGCAGCAGACAGAAATATGCAAGCAAATACTAACATTGTTGTTGGTATTAATACTTCCAACAATACTTCTGGGTCTACAGGTCCATGGTGCTTAGGTATTCCTTATGCATATAATTTGAAGAAGGTTTATAAGTCTTCGAATAATGGAGTTATTACTGGTAATACAACAAGCGGCTGCACATATATTTCTGTTGCTAGCACTACTGGTTTCTCCAATGGATTTGCTGTTAATGGTACAGGAATTCCTGCTGGCGCAACTGCCAATGTTCTTAATTCTACCAATTTTGTATTGTCAGCAGCAGCAACCACAACAACCAATTACAATTATATAAAATGGGCATATTACTCAACTTCAGCTAATGATGATGTAACAACTTCATTTACTCTGAGAAGAGGTCATAAGGATGCATTCTTTGATCATTCTTTCATTCAGCTTAATAATAATGGTGGAAGATCAAGCTGCCAAATCGCAAATGGAGATCTCATCACCGTTGTATTTGATGCATTGAAACCAGCAACTCAAGGCTCTGGATATATTACATCTGACTCTTACAGCACTCTGGTTAACAATGGAACTCTTGCATGGGAAGATATTCCTTCTCATCATCACCCAAGAGGTAGAGAGAATTTCCTAAGAGACTCAATCGATTTTCGTTGTTTTGCAGTTAATACTGCTGCATATGTAACAACTACAACAGCAGCTACAATCAATCCAACTTATACCACAACTCTTGGTGATATTGGTAACAATACACCAACATCTAATACCGAACTTTTTCTTGTTGCCCCAGATCAACTGTTCGAGCATGATGTGTACCATTATGTTGGTCGTGTCGATAAGCTGATTATGAATTCATATGGAAAATTTCAAATTGTTGAAGGTCGTCCAGGAAATAATCCTGTTCCTCCTGCCGACGTTAAAGGCACGATGACTCTCGCAACAATTACTGTTCCTCCATATCCATCATACGCAAGAACTCTTAATACAAGCAATGTTGCTGCGAGTTATGTATCGGCTTCGACTGTTCAACAAAATCGTGTTTACACGATGAAAGATATCTCCAAACTAGATAATCGTGTTGATAATCTTGAGTATTATACCTCATTAAATATGCTTGAGCAGAAAACAAGCAAACTAATGATTGTTTCGGATGTAACAGGAGCTAATCGTTTTAAAAACGGTATTTTTGTTGACAACTTTCAAACAACGGACATGCTTGATGTTCAGAATTCTGAATTTAAAATTGGATTTAGTAGCAGCGAAACAGCTCTCGTTCCGCAGTATACAATGGACACTATTCAGCTGAGATATGCCAATGGTAATGGCACAAGCGCAAATGGTGATATAATTCGTGTTCAGAGTAATCCAACTGACACAGAAGTTTCTATTATCCATCAAGATTTGGCAACCGAAACACTCAGATGTGCAGAATCTGTATATACTCCTGCTCCTGTAATTTCATGTCAGCCACCATTCTCGCCGATCCCAGATCCAGCACCAGTAGTACCAATAGTGCAGCCTCCTGTTGTGGTGCCGCCGACACCAGTATATTTGCAAGCAGGCTATATATCAAACATAGGTCCAAATTCAGGTAAAGCTCGAGCTGGGGATTCGCTCTTATGGTCAATTGGTGCTACAGGATATTCAGCGGTGTCTATTTCTATTGTTGGACCAAATACTTCAATTACGCAAAGTTTGACTGCAATTGATACAGCCTTTGGTCTGTTCGGTGCTGCTGACACCATAAGCCATGCTCTTCCTGGAACGTATACGATAACTGTAACCAAAACAGCAAAAACAGGTTATACTGACAATGGTCTTTGGGGGAACCTTCCCCAGTCTTGTGAAGTTATTGCTGTTACTCCTCCTATACCAGAACCAACTCCTGGAGGGCTGCCTACTGTTATTGTCGCGAATACAAATACAATTGTAATTCCACCAATTCCGCTTACTTTTGGTGGATTCGATGTCACTTCTGGTATTACTTTGAGCTATCCCGGAGTAGGAACATATTCGTATTGGGATTTGGTTAATTCTTCCGCATGGAACACGTCGATGCTTACTGTTGCAACAGGCACTGCTAACAGTTTAACTACTACGACAAGCTCAGCAAACGTTGTTGCTGCAACTACAACGGTAATTCCAGGAATTACTGGTGGTGGTGGACGAACTGATCGTTTTAGAACGAATCAAGTATAAATAAGAGAATCAGAGGAAATATATGTTAAACACACTTTTTGCAGGG